ACTGACGGAAATTCTGTACCAAGCGTAACAGCTCAAGAGGTGCAAGAGATGCAGTTTGCTAAGGATGAGCACGGAAACAGACGTATTAACACTGATCCAGAGTTTAAAGCAGAGTATCACCGTAAGCGGGACGCACTATACGGAACACAAGAAAACAGAAATATGATAGGCTAAGGCCAACTAAGGGAGGGATGTGAGGGCATCCCCCTTTAAACCTTAGAAAGCGCGACAATATTATCAGCATTGGGGGATACCATGCCATTTACGCAAGAGACTTTCACGCCAGTTTCATCACATGGAAACACAGATAGTCCTAAACTATGGAGCTATCGCACTGAAGATGACAAAGCAACTGTCTTAGCTGACAGCTATCTCGATGACAAATTTTACCAGCTGAATAATGGGGATATGATTTACTTCGACACCTTTGATGCAAAATTCATAGGAGAGGTAATTAAAACTTCAGTCATCTCTGTTGCTGATATCAATGCTGGCGGTTCATTTCCAGCAGATGCTATTAGAGGCGGTTGGGCCAACTACATTAATGGAGACTTGACCCCAATTAACGTTCCGGCAGGTGTTGAAACCAAGCTTACGCTTGATGCTAATAGCGGGACAATTGTTGATCAATACCTACCTACAGGCGTTACCTCCCTATGGAATTCAACAACAAACCAGTTTGATTTTTCTGATTTGTCAGTAGGAGATATGGTTGACATTCGTGTTGACGGTTCTCTAACTAACACTGGGTTCAATGAATCTTTTGTACTTAATTTAGTTGCGGCTATTGGAACAGCAAACGAGTTTACACTTCCTTTTGCATCAGGGAATAGAATATTTGCAGGAACCTCTATTGTTTCCAGGTATAACGGCATTTACCTTGGGTCACAGAATATAGTGGATGCGCCTGCGGAGTTAAGGGTTGTAACTACTGACGACGCAAGCGGGTTTCTGGTAGACATCTATATTAAAGTTCTAAAAATAGGTTTGTGATTATGGCTAAGCTAAACGCAGCAGGCAGAAAGCTCGTATTGATGCTAAAGCAAACAAGATACTAAAAGGCAAAAAGAAGTAAAGTTGACACTGTAGGACTGTTCTACAATAATACAACTATTCCTATCGCCGATACCCTCCTAGAGGCCGGATTCAAGGATTTTGTTATTTATTAGCAAGATCAAACCGAATTCGGCACCTTGATCAAGCTAAGCAAAGATTAAGACTTTAGGAGACAATTATGTCTAAGTTTCTTTCAAATGCAGCTGTTCAAGAATTTGACAGTGAAGTAAAACACGAATATCAAGGAATGGGTAAACTTCGTAACACGGTAGCACTTCGCACCAATGTTACAGGTGACGCCTACAAATTCACCCGTATGGGTCAAGGTCTGGCAAACCAGAAAGCTACTCAAGCAGATGTAACACCAATGGATATTTCCCACGGTCGCCAAACTGCTACGCTTGAGAACTGGAATGCACCGGAATATACGGACATCTTCGACCAAGCTGAAGTTAACTTTGATGAAAAGCAAGAGCTAGCTAAAACAATTGCTAAAGCTCTAGCGCGTCGTGAAGACCAAATCATCATTGATGCTATGGCTAACGGTACTTACTCAACAACTCCTGGTGCATCTGATCCTGACACTGGCTTGGATATTGTTGCTGGTGCCGCAGCTCTGACAGTTGCTAAGCTACGTGCAGCGGCTATGTCTGGTTTGACAGCTCGTAACGTTGATGACGAAGACCGCACTCTAGCTGTTACAGCAGCGGGTGTTGAGCAACTTCTAGGTGATCCAGAAGTAACCAGCTCTGACTTTAACACCCTGAAAGCGCTTGTATCTGGTACTCTTGAAGATACAACTTACATGGGCTTCCGTTTCTGCATTATTGGCAACCGTGTTGAGGGTGGTCTCCCTGGTTCAACTTCAGACCGTAAAGCGTTTGCATACCACAAACAAGCAATCGGTTATGCAGTTGGTATTGACATGAAGACGACTATCGATTGGGTAGCTCACAAAACTTCATGGCTTGCTAACGGTATGCTTAAAGCTGGTGCTGTTGTTCGTGAGAACGCTGGTATCGTTCGTATCGGTTACGATGAAACTGTAGTAGTTTAAGGAGAATTAATTATGGCTTTTACTGCTAATACATTTGTTCCGCAATCTGCAATGGCAAACAGTGATGCATCTCGCGTTTTCTCTTACGACAGCGCAAGTGATACACTTGTAACCATTAAAGGTGCAAACTACTTCGATGATGCTGCTTCTACCACTGGCGGTCTAGGTTTAACTGACGGAGACGTTATCCTAGCTACTGGCACTGATGGAACTAGCTTCTTGAAGATGAGCGTATCTGCTGGCGCTGCTACTGTAGCTTCTGCTAACGACTTCGCTTAATGTCACTCTAGGGGAGGGTTCGCTCTCCCCGCCCTATAGGAATCATTATGGCTAGTGCTATTGATATCTCATCGAACGCTTTGCTTCTTATAGGTGATGAACCTATTAACTCATTTCAAGATCCAGGTGCGGGCGCACAAGCAGCGGCTAACCTGTATCCTATCACCAAGGAAATGGCATTAAGTTATCACCCTTGGACGTTTGCCTTAAAAGAGCAATTCCTATCTCAGTTAACGCAACAGCCAGATAGCTTGACTAACTATAAGTACGCATACCAATTACCTACTGACTTGATCAGGTTGTGGGAGATTATGCCAAAAGGTGCAGATTATGAGATTGTTGGTCAGTTGGTTTATACCAATGAGCCTCAATTGCTGGCTCGGTATGTTTATGATGTACCTGAATCGCTATTGCCGCCTCACTTTGTTAAGGCGCTTGAGTATAAGTTAGCTTCTGAATTTGCTATATCGGTAACTGAAGATGAAAACAAAAACCAGTTATACCAACAAAAGGCAAACCAGCACCTTGCGCAGGCTTCGAACGTGGACTCGCAACAATATCCACAACAGGCAATTACATCATCACCATTCATCGAGGCGCGTTTTGGCTACAGTGGCTTCGGAGTAATTAGGCGTTAACTATGGGTGGAATCTGGAAAGCTCAATCTAATTTTACTAAGGGGGAATTATCCCCTCTTTTGTATGGTCGTACCGATCTTGCTATGTACTATCAAGCAGTTCAAGAAGCGACTAATGTTCTGTCTATTCCGCAAGGCGGGTTAAAGAAGCGTCCTGGCACTCAGTACGTAGACACTCAATTAGGCGATGGCAGGTTAGAGGCTTTCTCTTTCAGCACAGAGCAAAACTACTTATTGGTGTTCACTGTTAACAATATGCGCGTCTATCTTGATGGTGCATTACAAACCACGATTGCTACGCCATACGACACGATAGAAAAGATTCGTGAGTTTGATTACATTCAATCTGCAGACACTATTATTATTACTCACCCCGAAGTTGAACCACAGGTTATTCAGCGGACGTCTAATGTTGCATGGACTATTAATTCCGCACCATTTCTGAATATCCCTCAGTTTGATTTTAATGATGCATCAAGCCCAACGCCTACCACAGAAATCCAGCAAATAAACTTTGCATTCTTCTTTAATGGCAACACGTTTAAATTGTCATTAGAGGGTATTTTGACAGACGAAATAACCTATAACTCAGGCGATTTAGGTGACACAGCCAACCAAATGGCAGAGGAGTTACAAAGGCTCCCCAACACTGGATCAACAGGCATTACGACATCTGTTATTAATCCAGGTGGAACTATTGAGATTCAGTTTGCTGGCGCATCGGCTAACGACTGGAACCTGCTTGTTGTTCAAGCTGTAAATGCACCAGACCCAAACGCCGGAACAACCACCACGCGAATTCAAACAGGATCAAGCCGCGAAGAAGATGTGTGGAGTGCCACAAGAGGATGGCCTAGAACATGTACATTTCATGAATCACGACTCTGGTTTGGCGGTTCACAGTCTCGCCCTTCTACCTTATGGGGGTCTCGCGTAGGTGAACCGTTTGATTTTGATAAAGGCAGAGCAAGAGATGATGAGTCTATTGACGTTACTTTGGCTACTGATCAAGTTAATGCGGTCACTGGTATCGTAAGCAACAGGGCATTACAAGTATTTACAACAGGTGCAGAGTTTTATATTCCTCAGTCGCCAATTACCCCAGCAGGGATTACTGTAACACCTCAGACTAATCTAGGATCAAAGCGTGTTAGACCGGTATTTATTGAAGGTTTAACCATGTTTATTCAGCGTACGGGCAACGCTGTGTATCAATTCCAATTCCTAGATGAGTTCCAATCTAACGAATCTAGATCAATGTCATTGCTTGCGCCTCACTTGATTAACGACCCAATCCAGATGTACACAAGCCAGGGTACAAGCGAAAGTGACGCAAACTACGTGTACATGGTTGGTAGTGACGGCTCTTTGACAGTCTTCAATACTCAATCATTCGAAGGTGTTCAGGCATTTACTCGTTGGCAAACAGAGGGAAAAGTTCAATCTGTTGCTGTGGTTGACCAAACCTTGTATCTATTGGTTGAGCGCGATTCTGTTTATGACTTAGACATCGTGGATAACATACTTAATACAGATTCAGCGGTTTACGACCCGTCATTTACTGGAACAGTTTTTACTGGGTTATCACATTTAAATGGCAAAACTGTAAAAGTTAAGCTTGGTGGTACTGCGCAATCTGATCAAGTTGTTTCTGGCGGACAGATCACATTAGACCGTGAAGCCAATAATGAATCGGTTGAGGTGGGGCTAGAGTATCAACCTGTCATTAAGACAATGCCTTTTAACGTTGACCTAAATAACGGGCCTAACTCGGCACAAAAGAAACGTATTCTTAGATGCGCTATTCGTATTAATGAGTCTAATGGTATCATTGTTAACGGGCAAAGATTGTCGGACAAACAAACAGGTGTTAACCAGTTTGACCCACCAGCACCTCAAACAGGATATAAACGAATATTTTTGCACGGCTGGTCATTAGAAGCCCAGGTAACAATTACTCAAGATACACCGTTTCCTATGACGGTGTTAGCACTAGATTTAGAGGTAAAAGTATAATGGCAACAGCAGCATTGGTAGCAGCGGGTGGAGCTGGCCTCTTAGGTGCAGCACAGCAAGTATCAGCAGGTCGAATAGCAGCTCTTGAAGGCAAGAGTGAGGCTAAGGCTATCGAGACTCAAGAGGCAGCTAGAGAGGCTAATCGTAAAGAGAAACTAGCCCGTGCTTTATCATCACAATCAGCCGTTACTGGTGCAGGTGGTATTTCGTTTGAAGGCTCCCCTCTTTCTGTTATTGA